GTTCCTATTACATGCCAAGTCGCGCCGGTCGAAACCGTCACGCTTGAGCCGCTTGTTATTGTGATGGGGCCAGCGGACATTCCGTTTGATCCACTGGGTATCGTAAGGGCCGCGTTGCCGCTAATTTGGTTTTTGTTGGTGCGGATGACGCTCTCTTCGTCAGTCCCGTTGCCGTCAAGGCCGGGACCACCACCACCAATGCCCGCCCATTCAGTGCCGTTATTTCCCTCAAATTTTACATCTGTTGAATTAAAACGAATAAAACCGGCTTGGGCGCTTCCGTCTCGTTGTGCCGTTGTACCAACCGGAAGCACTGCCGACCCAGTTGCTGACGTTTTAGTGACAACAGCGTCACCGCTAATCGCAGCGTCTTGCCAACTCGATCCATTAAAGATTTTAAGAACATTAGAGGTGGTGTTGAAATACTGATCGCCAGCCGTCAGCGCGTCGCCGTCAGTGTCTGTCGAAGGGTCGCTAGAGAATGCGCCAAGATATATGTCTGTGAAATTATCCAACGCAAGTTCAGCCGCAGTCTTAGCTGTCTCAGCGGCAGTCTTAGCAGTTTCCGCTGCCGCTTGTGCGGTTTCCGCCGCTGTCTTATTTGCTGCGTTGCTAGCTAAGACTGTTTCTACATGGGCTTTTGTCGCGGCATCTTGGGCATCCACTGGATCAGCGGTGTTTCTAATTCGTTTTGAAAGTGCGTCCCAGTGACCAGTGCCGTCTAGTATAATAGAGTTTTCTGCGTCATCTGCTGATTCTTGTACTGCAAACAAAAGCTGATTTGTATTAGTATTTAGGTCTGATGCTTTAAGCGTAGAGCTATTACTAAACACTACAGTAGCTGTCGCTATAGGCGTGTTACGCTCCAGCTTTACGATAGTCCCTGCTACTGGAGTTGTATTATCTGCTGTTAGTTTTATCTCGACTTGAGTGCCGCCTGTTTGAACAGTAGCTGTATATAGAGAAGACCCAGCACTAGTATCTACATTGTCAACGTAGAACTTTAGATGGCTCTCGCTTATGTAGCTGAATGGTAGTGTGAATAACTTATTCTCATTACCTACCGCTGTAAGTGTGGATGATGCGTTAGCCATCTATTGTTTTCCTGTAAGCATGTGATTTAGGCTTTTTGGCGTGAACTTTCTCATTTCATCAAATTGATCTATCTTTTTAATGACAAATTCATCATAAAACTTTTTAAGACCTGTGCCTTCTGCTGCGGCACGTCCTTCTAGCAACATTGTGTTTTTCGCCATGTCTCTATAGGCTTTTGTGATTCCTGACAGGACTTTGTTTCTTGGTGAATTTGGGTTGTCTCTTGACCCAGTAGGCAAGGCTTTATACGCGGGCATTTGAACCGCCCCCGCTAATGCTTCTCTAAGATTTGGACCCCCAGGTGTCGAGATCGTCCCTGACAATTCTAAAAACCTATCCAGTATTGACTGTCCATCTTTGTATTCTACTTTTGAGAAATCCTCGAGAGTCCCCATTAATCGGTTATCACTGGCACCATGCGAGCGTCCCGACACATATCCTTGATTTGCAAGTTCCATCAAAACAGCATCGTCAGCTTTTTGTTCTGCCCAATCAAATGGATGCCACTTAGTAGTTTGTCTTAGGATTATTTCGCCAACTGCATTTCGTTTTGGAGAGGCATGTATGCCTGTTCCTAAATCTGTTTGTAGTCGCGATTTAAGTTGATCCAGCATCCCGCGTGTTTCGCGAAGTGCTTCATCACCATTTGTTTGGGCAATGACATTAGGCAGAAAACTGGCGATAGCAGAAGCAGCAGTGCGTTCTGTTTTATGTGGCTCTGGACTAGCTAAAGTTGTCAGCGTGTCAGACAGCCCTTTCATATAGGTCTTATTAATAGAATTCTCTGCCATTGCAGTAAGAAGCCCGCTTATAATATAAGACTCTTCTTTAGGATTACGTCCTTCTAGTTCGGCCTCGTTAAAGACCTCTACAGCATCTGCGGCTATTCCTAAAAAGTTAGCAAACGGCTCTAAGCGTTGATAAGACACATAAGCTGTGTCGCCGTTTTCTAGTTGCACTCTTACACTGTAAGGACGCCACCCTGTAGACATCCAAGCCGCTTTAGTTTTAGGGTTAGCTGGGCCAGACCCTGTGATTGTCCCGCTGGTAGCCATTATATAACCAGTAGTAGCAAGGCCAAAACCAGATATCATTTTGCCCATTGCCGCTGCGCGTTCATTTGGGTCTTTGCTGTAAAATTGTTTCCTGTACTTTTTACTTAATAAATTTAACCCAGGCATTCTGTGTGTTGTAGCCAGTAACAGATTAGTAGGTGTCTTAATAAACGGAAGGATAAATCTTACTGCTGGGTAATGAACTGCCCACGCTTGTATCTTGGCAAAGAACCCGTCTAATTCTGTGGTAAATGTGGCCTCTCTTGAAAATTCAAGACCAGCCCTGGCTGCTTCAGCAGCATCATCTGTGCCACTTATTGCAGCGGCACCAATATCATCAGTCGCCTTTGTAAAGTTTTCTGAGATAAAATCTGTAAGGGCTTGTCCCTTTAATCCTTTTTCGCGCCCTTTCATCCACAGGTCTGCTTGGACTTTACCTCTAAACGCTGTCTGTTTGAAAAACTCATCAGATGTCAATAGAAGTCTAGAGGGCAGTGTGGCTAATAAATTCGCGCCACCTCGTACACTTTTTCCTCTTTTAAATTCATCATCTACATATTTCTTTAGTTCAGCCCCTTTGAACCCTAGCGAGATACCTTCTTGCCGTATGCTCTTTTTGCTTTTGAAGTGTAATTTATCTCCTCCAAAGACATTCATTGTCTCCCCGTCCATTTCTATCTTGCCGCCCATGCTGTCTAGAAATGCACGATCATACCGCGCCGCTTTTAAAGACGTTTTCCCTGCTTCTGTTACTGACATTAAAGTGTAAGCAAGTTGGTGCGCGCCTCGTAGAAACTCTGTTCGCCCTTCTGCTGAATAGCTCCTCGCGGCTCCTCCTAGCATCTGTTCGCTTATGAGGGTGAACTGCTGGATGATGTTACTGTTAAAGTTAATTAACTGAGTGTTAGGGCCAGACAGCATCATATTTATTCGGAAACTGTTTAGACGGTCCCAGAAACTTCCAATGTTGTTTGCTGTGGGTAGCTTAGTGCCATTTACTTGGGCAGATTTCCTTTTCTTTATGTACGCTAATATGGCACTTCTAGAGGTGCCTATCTGTACCATCTCAGCATGAGTCGGGGAGCGTCCAGCCTTGTTGACTTTAGCCATAACTCGCAATGCTCTCCCCATTGCTGCTTGTTGACCTAGAAATATATTTTCAATATTTCCATATATTTCTATTTGCATTCTCAGCGTATTATCAAATTCTTCTATACTTCTAAATCCATGTTCTGCCAGTTCATCGACACCAGCAGCATCATCTGCCACACGTAACGCTAGATCACCTAAATAGTCTATTTGCTGAGACACTTTATTAAGAAGAAGTGAACGTGCTAACACTTGTGAATCCATTGAACGGTAGTCTTTTCCGCCAGGGGTAGAGGCAAACTTATTTAAAAACTCAGCAGCATCCTCGCCTTTATATTGCTTATGCAGTGATACAAATGCGCCATTGGCTTCTCTTTTAACTTGTCCCCACGTTTTTGTTAGACCTCCACGCGCAGACAGAAAAGCCTTTTGCAAAGCACCGTTCTCAAATTGATCTGCCAATGCTCGCGTGACATATGCAATTTTCTCAGGATCATCGATGGCGTTTAGATTTCTAGCAAATATAGTTTTTGGATTTAAAGATGCGACTGTTTCACTTGTCTGCCCAAACAGATCGCCTTCTTTAGATTCCTCTAAAGCGTCTTCGGTATTCTTCCTTGCGTGACCCACGCCATGTAATATGTCCTCCATAAGTTCGTGAGTTACTTTGAAGAACGTATTTTCACCGCTTTCAATAGCCTCTTGATACTTTGTGCCTAGTTCTGTCTCGCGACGTTGCCTGTCAATAAGCTCGTCTGCTGTTTCCTCAAACATCTCGTGCTGATCGTCAGTGTCTCTAGGACCAGTAGCCTCTGCTTTATCTACGGTCTCTTTCATAGATGTCCCGGCAGAGTTAGAGCCTTCTTCTAGTAACTCCGCCGCTTCTTCTGTATCCCCGCGCCTGAGCTTTACAAAGCCTTTTACAATTGCGAATAGCCCATCTACGGCACCGCCAATCACTACTCCTTCTAGAGCATTTTTAAGACGCTTCTCGTTCTCTGTATCGTCAGGGTCTTTTAAAAGTCCCTCATATACTAAAGGGTCTACTCCCATCGCATGGAGCATCTCTGTGACATTACCTTCATCACCCTTGAATGCCATAAAGTCTGATGCAAAACCTTTTGCTGCACCAATTGCCATCTGACCTTTAATAGTAGCGGATGTAATCTTCGCTGCTTGTATTAAGCGTCCACCTGTCCAAAACCCTACAGCGAACTGCGAGATGCCTTCTGCACCTTTCCCGACAACAGACTTGGCTTGATCGACGCCTAAGTTTTCATTAAGAGGCGCAAACGTATCACCGTACTTTCCTTCATCTTGTAACTTTGTGATTTCAGAAGGCGTGTAGTATTTCCAGTTTTGCCAATCGAGATCACCCTTGTCATCTCTGGGGACATGCATGTCTCCTGTAAATCGAGATAAGTAATCGCCTGTCGCATCCACCGCTTTCATGGCACCGACAACAGGTGACTTTAAGACTTCCCATGTATCCCAGATTTCTGACTCGTCTTCTTTAATAGGAGGGGTAGGCTCTTTAGAGTCATCATATAATTGTAAGACTTTTTCACCAGACCCCGCGCCATAAACTGCATTGTATTTGCCGAGAATGTCTGGGTTCGCTAAAAGCCCTTGTCGGTGGTATTCCTCCTGGGACGTTTGCTGTTCAGACATTCGTCAGTCAACTCCATCATCTATGCTTACATTTTGTATCTGCCTTGCTGCTTCCTCTGCCCAATCAGGGTTCCCAAATACACCCTCTGCACCGTAGAATTTACTGATGATGTCTTCTATGACATCTAGGGGAACGTCATTAGAAATAACATTTGCTGACTTTAAATCATTTACAAATTCAGCCGCTTTCTCAATAAATTCGGGTTTAAGGCGGCTAACAATTTCACCACCGCTGCCCACTACTGAAGATAGCATTTCTGCAACTGCAAGATTATTTCTATTGGTTTCAATTTCTGTCCTGCCTACAGCTTGTTTGATAGCTTTCTCTCTGTTTTCTAATATAGCGGCTGCTTGATTTGCTAGATCACTGAAAGACTGGGTTACATCTAGTCTGTTATCATAGGCAGATGCGACTGTGGTACTACGCGCCGCGCCTGGCGGCACCGTCCCGCCAATAGATGCATTTAACGCCTCTTTAGCAGCCGCATTAGTCGTTGGCGTTGAGGGCAGGGAGGCAGATTGGGCCGCTTTTGATTTTTCATCGTGGGCTTGGATTAGTGCAGATAAACCGCTTGGAGTTGTGTCAGGAGATACCTTGTGGTTTGTAACTGCAAACTCCCATATTTCCATAGCACTCAATTCACCACTTAGCGGATTTGGCGCTGTGTAAGCTTTTAGTTTTTCATCGTAATCTTTAGTTCCAACAATAGGTGGGCCATCTCCAATCTTATCCAATCGACCCCCTTGCCACAGTTTATTAAGAGAAAATGTGACTGCTGCTTTATCTAATCTAATAGCTGCATTTGTGCTTTTGTAATTAAGCGGGTCTTTATCACCGTCTAATTTAAAGTCATTTTCAATAAAATTACGGACATACTGTTCATAAGAGTCACGAAAGTATTGTGAGGTGTTTGAAGGGAGCCCAAGTGGTCCCTTTTTACCAAACAAATTACCACGGGATTGTGTGCTTCTTACCTCCCCAACTTTCTTCATCCAATTTTCGTCAGTGCTTCCTAGTCTTTTAACTTCTGCCCATGCTTGATTAGCTAATGGAAGTGGCAGCTCAAATTCTTTTATTATACGCTGATGAATTGCCGCATCAGATTCTGGTTTGTCTTGTTGTTTGTTGTTGTCAACGATGTCAGAAATCTTCACAAATACCTTAGCCATGTGTGAAGATTGAGATTCTGTTGTAGGGAATCTTCTATTGAATTGAGACTTGTCTATGTCGGCATTTACACTTGTTATAAACGAACGTATTTTGCCTAAATCATAACGTGCGCCCGTTCCTATATATTCGGGCTTCTTTAATTCTTCTTCTACCAGTGATTTTAAAGAGCCGACATGAATCTTTTCGCCCTTTGACAGTTTTTCGTAAATTATATTTTGTATATTATTTTCAAAAAGGTTAGTTGCATGGCCGGTAAGTTTTATCTGTCTATCTTGTTTTTGATAAAACTCATTAACAAGTTTTTCTTTAGCGTCTTTTATCTTCTCTTTTTCTTTGTCTGTCAGCTTCAACGGATGCCCATCTGCGCGCATAAGTTTTCCGTCGTCACTCCCCCTCAAAAGAGCATCGAGTAACGCGCCCCCTTGTCCAGGATCGCCATTGCTGTCGGCTGCGTGTATTGTTAGGTCTACTAATTTTGTTCTGGCTGTAGCCCCATCTACCAATCCAATAGCGACTAATGCTTGCGTCTTCGCAGTGACCTCACTTACTTTTCGACTAGCATCTTGATTTTTAGTCAAACTTGCATCAGCGAGGCGTCCATATATATCTGAAACATTGATATCAACTTCGTCCCCCATTTTTTTAGCACGTACTTTTCGTACATTGTCAGCTATAGACCCAGCAAAGTTCTGATCTGCTTCTCTAAATTTAGAGGTTAACCCACCTGTAAAGAACGCATTCCCCTTCCCCTTTTCAAACATACTTCCACGTACATTTTTGTAAGTGTCGCGCATTTCCTCTAGCACTTTTAAATCACCACTAGCGGTAGCCACCGCCATTTGCTCATTTAGTTTTGCTATTTCAGTAGAAGCAGCGTTTTCCCCTTGAAGCGTGGCGTAAGTGGTTTGCCACATATAGCTCTGCGCGTTCATCCTTTCAGCAGCAGCCCTATGGATATCTTCTGTTAATGTAGTGTCTAGTTCTCCTGTGTGGTCTTTCGCAGTTGCTAACGATTTCTGATCAATAAAGAACTGCCCTTCGGCGGCTCTTTTATCTTTATTGTCTTGCTTAACGTCTTCAATCTTTTCATACGAGTCTAGTTTAGATTCAAACCCCTGTATAGCCTTCTGAAACTTTCGTGTTCTCTCACTGCCTAAGTTTAATGTAGGGACATTGGTGATTGGTGCAAAAGAAGCTACCGTTCGTAAACTTTGTCCTCCACTTTTACGGACTGTAATTGGGTCAATTTTTTCTCTAGACATTTACCTTAATTCTCCCGGTAGATATCCCACTTCTGCGTCGCTCCCAAACCAACCTTTTTTGGCACCTCTTGAAGCTACAGTTCCACCTACTTCTAATGCTGCACCAAAAACGTCTGCGCCAGATACACCAGACACATTCATGTCAGGGAGATTGGACTGAACACCAGCAAACCTTCTGTTTTCAATTTCTTCAAACTGCCAACCGAGTTGAGTCTGTAAGTTTTCAATGTTCTGTCCTGTGTTAAGAGCTTGTCGAGAAGCAGCAAAGTTAAGATCGTTAATAACTTCAAAAACGCTTATGCCTTGTACGCCTCCATCAGCAGCAGCATTTATAGCTTGAGCTTCTCTTTGTCTTCCTATTAACGCATCTTCAAACCCAGCATCTAGCTCATCTTCTACTTGCTGCTGCATAACTGTCTGAGCCTGTTCGATCTGCTGATTAGCAGCTGTGTTAGCTCTAGATGCGTTTTCAGCCTTTACTCGGTTTGTATAGTCTATCTGAGCATTTTTTTCGTCAGCAGAGGCTTGCGATTGATAAAGGCCAGCCCCTGCACTAGCTACGCTAAGTGCGATTGCGGTTGCGGATACTGGATCACACATTCTTCTTTATCCTTGCGAACTCATAAAAGTCTGTATTAAGCACCCCATACTTAACCTTCCTTATTATTGTAAACCCTAGCCATTGTAACCATCTGTGATGCGTATGGTTCCTGGCGTCTACATAATTCCAAAGCAGTCGATACCCTTGCTGCATCTCGTCTGCATAAATGACACTGTCTCTTAGAAATCGTATAGATACGTCTGTGATTTTATCTGTACCTACCATCCAAACGATTGCGGTTTCTTCTAGTACAGGCACAGTTCCAAAAATATTTATAGGAACTCCGTTAACGCACCCTGTTTTTAAATAGTCAGAATGAGTGTACCCGTCGAGGATAGCGTGTAATGGAAATTTACCACTAGCAGCGTACAGTTCATCTTTGTCTGCTTGTCTTATGTTATCCACGACAAACTTAACATGCTCAAGAGTGCATGGTATTACGCTATACTCGTTTTGTTTTCGGATAATAGAACGCTTCCCACTCTGTTGAACTGAATGAACTTGTAAACGGAGAATTATTTTTGATTTTAATATTTACCTGATCATTTTTAGAGAACACAGGGAATCTAAACTCACCGCTGTCAAAGCCTGTTGAATCTAATGTGTTTGAACTGGACCCCAGCACCCTACCAGTAAACGTGTAGATATTAGTGTCTTTGTTAACTGGTGCTACTTCTACAGTAAAATGTGCAGAGTTCATAAATAGAATTGAGAAGTATCTTAACTCTAGGCGTCCATCTTGAATAGCCACTTGCGCCCCTGCGGCACCTTCTCTCAAAAACTGAGTAGAGAAATGATATTCAAATGTGTATGGGACACCCACATGAAAACTAGCAGAAGATAAATCTTGTTGTATTAGTATTTGCGTTGATGTCTGAGAGGTGATTGTGGGGATGCTACCGTCTGAGAGTACAACCTGTTTTGTGGCTGCTTCAGTATAAGGGATAGTGATGGTTGATATGCCTGTAGATAAACTGTGAGCAACTGTACACTCACTATTGGTTATTTTCCTGTCTAATAAAATATCATTTGGCGTACCATCTACACCTTCACCCTCATCGATAATAATTTTGTCAATGTGAAGACCACCATTGGACTTATAAATTATGAACAAGCTCTCTTGGAGAAATTCCATTGTCAGGATTTGATACCCCGTGGGGAATGTCCATTTACCCCATGAGCTTTGTAGTTTTTCGTTACCGTTGAAATACCATTTATAAACGTACAGTGTATTTCTATCTCCAGAACTTAACACTGCCATCATGTCCTCAGTCGTAGAGGACGCCATCTTTACAATGTTTGCAGGAATGTACCTGGGTATCTGTACGGTTATTTCAGAGCTATCTTTATTGTCAGTCTGAGATGTCACAAACAACTCTCTGATGTTTGCGAAAGATGCCCCGTCTACAGCAAAATAGACATTCGGCCCTACCGCAGTCGGCGTGGCATTTGTAGACGCATCAAAGTTAGTTACGACATCGAGAGAAATAGTAGCAGGAGACAACGCACCATCTGCATCATCTACTTCAAACTGGACCCTGTCGCTAAATAGCATTACTGTTTTGTTGTAGGGTATAGCGTGATTAAGGGTGCTTATTCTGCTTGTAGTAGAGGCTACATCGATACGCTCAGTGTCCAGAAGCTGTACAGTAGTTGTACGATAAAAGTTCTCAAACTCTGAAGTTTCACTAAATATTACGTTTTCACCAGACAGAAGTCCCATTCGCCCTTGGTGAAGAAACAAGTCATTTAGTTTATTTCCAATAAAGCTTGGGTCTTTGTTGGTGTTATCGTCTCCTGCAATACGTTCTTTCCAGACATCCTTGCCAAATGTGAACGTGCCGTCGGCATTCCTAACCAATGTATGTGGCATTGTAGTATCAGTAAACTGGCGACCAGCATTGTAGCCCACAGTTTCTGTCCAGACGTTATTTTCATAGAATACCCAGAAATCATCCCCCGCTTCTTCAACGTCTCCCTTTACCTTTACAAGTCTTCCCTCAACATCTTGAGGGGGTAAATCAGAAAACTTTTGTATCTCATCTTTAAATACACGCATAGACCTACCGCCAAAACCCTCTGTGACTTCGACAGTGTCTGACGTAGCTAGTCCGCTTAGACATACTGCGGAATTTTCAGTGGTCGCTGTAAATCCAGCAGTTACCAAAGCGTTCTTTAACGCTGTAGCAATTTCATCAGTGCCTTCTAGCGCCGTCGATGCGGTCGTATTCGTCTGGGTAGTGTGCGAAGCCCGTAGAGTATTGTTGATATAAATTGCGTAGGTCTTATTTGCAATAGCTTGGAATATATAAATAGTTGCTATAGTCTGTGGGTCGATTCTGCTTTCAGTTGTGGCCGCTGCGGCAGTAACAAAACTTCTGTTTAATATCCATGTCTGATCAGCAACAGATAGAAACCTTAACTCTTTATTTGGAGCTGTTGTGGTTAGGTAGGGTTTACCGTGCGGGAATGAAACTGTCTTTTTAGTACCATCAAGATCGTATACCTCTAGATCACCGTTAACACATACGATTGCATACTTCTCTGTCGCATCGCGTTCAACTAGGTGAATTGCAGCATCGTCAGGGACAGTTAGTGACGTTGATAAAGTAGCTATATAGTTAGCGCCTATCCTTTTTTGTAGCCCTGTAATAACGCTGGGGTACGCATTGATCATTTCTCTGCATGACGTAGGCAACCGTATAGGGTCTGGTTGCTGGCTAACGCCATTAGTCATGTTAGGGAGTGCAGATGAAACCAGAGGCATTACCCTATTCCTCTGTCAAATCCAAATCTAGTTACAATTGATCTTGGGGTAGGACTGCCGGTTATCATATTAGCATCTGACTGCCATACTTCGTCATTGCGCATAGCGGCTAATGCTCTTGCCTCATCCTGGGCATTAAATTGTGAAAGCTCAGTGGCCCCTAAGTGGCGCTCTTGGAATATTCTTGCTGCCCGCATGTTGATGTACCTGCGCGCAGTCTCTGGTAGGTCTTGGAAATCTAGTAGTACCACAATGTCTACAGTTACACTGTCCGTATCGATATTAAATGTGTGGTTTTTTCTGTCGTATAAAAATTTTCCGCGCTGAGTTACATCATAATTTGTGCCAGAACTTGTAGACGTTGTATCTACAGTGTCAATGCGGGCGGTATTTGCCGGTAATGCAAATTTGTTATCGGAGTCTTTTGTAATTGTATACCCGACATCAGTGTTGAAATGCCATCCAAGGGATTGCACTTCCCTAGAAATACTTTTTAATATTGTCTGGGCAATAGTAGCATCTACAACATTGTCATCTTCTAATGTATTTACAGGGCTTTCTCCAATATTAGAAAGCATTATATTGACTGCTTCTAATTCAGTCGTAGGTTCTACAATCATTATCTTTTCCTGTAAAAACGAAAAAAAGGGACACCTTAGAATTAACTAAGGCATCCCTTTTATAACGGTAAAGAGCTAACTACGAAGTAGCGTTCTTAATAGCGACCATGCATTCTGGGCGAAGCGTACCATGCCCCACGGCCATTTTCGACACAAGCAAACTTCCCTGTCGCCTGATGTCATATTCTGACTCACTTGACACAGATAAAAGCTCTACAGTACCTAGTGCTTGCTTTTGTATAACAAGAGCAATAAAGGTGCTTGCGTTAACGCCATACTTATTAGCGGCAGTGTCAGTCGTGACAGACGGGTGGTTAAGAGCAAGATTGTTGGTCATAACGACCTGCATTCCTGCCACATTAATTACGGTGCCATCGGAGTAAACACCGTTAGTTCCGCCGAAATCGCGGTTGACGATCTTGTCGTTCTGTACAATGCCGTAATACGCGGCTGGGGTAACGAACACATAGCGGTCTGTTCGCGGAACATTCTTTTCGTCCAGCTTCTGAGCCGCAGTGTAGATTTGACCAACCAACGTCGTTACATCAGCTACAACTGCCATGTTAAGCGCGGCAGCTTGGACAATCTTTTCAGACGTTCCTTGATCTGCAATCGCAGTTGGCGGCGTGGCGCAATCTTTAATTGCCATCGACAATAGATTACGGTCATAGGTCTGGGCGAGAGCTTGACCTAGTTGAGTGCTATACTCGCTTCTTACGTCATAGTGATTTTTTGCATCATCAATCGACGCAATAAATGCATGACTAATGAGAAGGTCATCAATGGTGATAACTTTCTCATTGTGCTTAATCGCAGTCCCAACAATTTCTGCGCCAGGAGAATGGTACGACGCTACAGTTTTCCCGACTGCTGGGAATTGCGCTGACTTACCGGAGCTAATATTACGAGTACGAACTCGCTCTTTCATTACAGTGTTCGCGTTAAAAGAGGCCATAACCTCACCTGAGAACACCTTGAGGAACAAAGCATCAAAGCCGGTTCCTGTCGCTTCTACGAGACCTAAGCGTGATGCAGTAGCATTTGCCATCGCTTATATCCTTTCTGTTAAAATTGAAAAGTTAACTGTCCCAACAACTTTCGACAGAAAGATTATCCCTCGTAAGGGGTCAGTCATTGAAATTTTTAGAGACTAATGCGAACCGTCATCCGCAACGTCCTCCTAAAGAGGAGCGACGTTATTTCATTGATCTATTTTTAGACTTAGACATTATAGAAAGGTTGCTGCTGGAATTGTTAGTAGGATTTCTATCTTTATGATGTACATCTTTTCCAGCAACATTAGCACCTTTTTTGATCATTAATTGTCTAGCTTGATTACGACCGGAACGCCTTTTGCGTTGCTCTGGTTTACCGTGGTAGTCGCGGTATTCTTTATCGTAATCTCTAGCCATTTTAACCTCGTCTGGATTCTAGAATATTAGAACGATCTAACTTAGCAGCAACATCAGCGCGGAATGCTGAGTCTTCGCTGTACTGTTTAGACTGCATGTCAGTCATAAGCTCGCCTAACGATCTATACGAACCTCCAGAGGTATTTGAGACACCTCCCTCGACAATACGAGAAGGGTCCATACCTTGGTCTGTGCCATATCGCGCTTTCAATCCGTTTACTGCTAACTCTACAGAAGCAGAGTTACGGTTGTTTACAGCTTGGTTGTAAGCGTCGATCTCAGAGTCTGACAAATTATCACCCGCCCACTCGATCATGGCTTTATAAGCTGTCTCGCCGCCCACAGACTCGTAGACTTTAGTCTGTGATTGCTGTACAATCTGCTGTTGGCCTTCGATATAGCTGTCTACTAGTGCGCGAGGGATGCCAGATTTTTCCAGCTTGTCATAGGAGTCTGGTGCCAACTCTCCGTTGTTAGCCCATTCATCCGACAGTGCATCAAAATCTACACCAGCTTGCTCAACAGCTTGCCTAGCCGATTCGTCTGCAACCGTGCTTTGCTGTGCCTGTTGGGGTTGCTGTCCTTGGCGTTTTTCAAGTTCGGAATAGGCTTTTGCAAGGTCTTCTGGTGATTTGAATTTCTCTGGTAGCCATTCTGGCCGCAGATCATCTCCACCGCTCTGATCAAGTGCATTGACATCTATGCCCATCTCCTTCGCTGATTCTTCTAGGGTTGGACCTGATGCCTCTGTTTGATGCGCCGCTACTGTAACTTGTTCAACCATGTATTATTGCTGTCCCATAGCTTGTTGTATTTGCTGTACTATTTGTTGTGATTGTTCTGGGTCCGCGCTTTGTGCTACATCTGCTGTTGCATTGATCATCGGACCTGTGCCGCCCGCAACAGCTTTGCCCGCCATGTCCATCATGCCCTGCTGCTGGGTTTGCTGCTGTTGCATTTGTTGAGCTTGCATTTTCTCTTGCTGTAGTTGTTCAGTAGACTTTACGAGACCATCCATATCAATCCCCAGGCTTGTCCCTCGACGTTTTATGTAATCGGATATGTTCAAGTGTTCTGCCAAAACTTCTGGCGGCAACGCTTGGAGACCTTGTAGGAACATATCGAGACGTTCGAGATCATGTCCTCGTCCCAGTGCCTCCAGCCCTGTCACAATCATAGGCTTTACTACACCTTTGGGAAGCGCAGGAAGCTTACGCTGTTTGGTCATCCTGTCGATAATACGCGACACCAAAGGTAGCTGAAATTCTTCTGACATTAAGGAATAGGTGCCGCCAAGGGCATCATCCAACTCGGACGACATGCGCCTGATTTCGGTGGCTGTGACTCTTTCCCCGTTCCTCTGAACTGCCGTGTTCATTAGAAATACAAACGACAATCGTTGAGTAATATCCTGCATTGTCTCACGAGCCACGCGAAGATCATTATATTTTTCTGTCTGCAATACAGTGACTTCATTTGCGTTGCCGCTGACAATTGCACCATTAGGTGCCTCTGCAATATCCCTGGCTCGCGTAGAACCATTTGGATTTACTAGAAAAACTACTTTAGCTGCTGCTGCTGTGGCTTCTAATATGGCCTTGGAAATACCTTCCAAGCTAATCAGATCGCCTTTGTATTCCTCAATGTATCCTCTTCCGTAATCTTCGGAATCAATAGCTGTCCACCGCAACGCCAACATAGGGGACTTTTCGATGGGCCACGATCCTTCAGATCGCGGTACAATAACGCCATTGATTTCTTGATGAAGTATCCAGCGATTGTCTTTGCGATATAAAACTGTGTAAACATCAATTGTTTGATCAAAAGAATCTTTTTGCTCTGAAGGAGTTGTAGTTTGGGCTACAATCTCCCGTATGTCATCATCAAGAACCATTGGAGAAATAGTTTCTTTTGTGATTATTTTCAGCGGGTTGCCTGATGGGTCACGCTTTACGACATACCGGCGCAGATCGAAAACTCTAGCGCCTTCTTTTTTAGGGAAGTATATAAGAACATTACCAGCAACAATAAGCTGTTTTAAAGCTTCAAATATCGGAGATCGAAGATTAGTTGTCTCAAGCTCTGCTTGTACAGATCGCTCTATTTTATTAAGAGCTTCATCTACTTTTGCCCTTGCACCATCTTGCTGTGCCAACTCTTGGGCTGTAAAGTCATCAATAATGAACCGAAAGAAAGGCGTGTTAGGGGGCAACAAACTAAGCAACAACTTTGAAGCTAGATTGTTGACACCCCTAGCACCAATACCTTGGTAGGGAGTTAGCAATGTGGTTGTAGAGGAGTGTCCGCTGTCAGGAACTAACGCTGGAATAGTAAGCTTTGCACATTCTCGCGCTCTGTTGAGATATGTGGCACGTTCCTGTGCCAGTTTTTCATATTGACTCGCGCAAGTTCCTTGTCCGTACATTTATTTTCCTTACGCTATATTTAATGGCGACTTGTTGTCTTTAGCAGTAGTAGTCGCTGATGATTTAGAAGATGAATCTACAGAAGATGTAGATGCTGTCTTCTTTTTAATAGTCTCTACAGGTTTTTTGTCCAAATACGCATACGTTGTATCGGTACGCGCTTGCTCTGGTTGGGGGTATGTGGTCCCGCCACCTCCAAAGCACATTATGTTGGCGTGTTCACGCCGCCACCGTCTGATGCGGAGCCGGACTTATTAATTGACAATGCAGTCTGGTACTTCTTTGTACCTACAGATTTCTTTTTCTGCTTCTGCGCGGTTGTTTGATCTTCCGCTCTTTCCGGCACAATCTGTTCTAACACAGGGGGCGGTGCGGGGGGCGGCGGCGGTGGTGGTGGCGGGGGTGGGGGGCTGGGACTTGAACCACACATGCTAAATAGATTCCTTAAAGTTTTAGAATGTTGTCTTCCTGATCTTCTTTGACTCTTTGAAGATGTTTGATAACTAAAGACGCACCAGTATCTGTCCAAATTTTTCGCTTAGAATCTGAAACATTTGGGCATTTATCAGGAAACTTATGATCTAAGTAATCTATAAGCTCTTGAGTAATTATAGGCGCTTCCATTAATTTTCCTTCTAGTATGGTACTTAAAATGAAAAAATGGGGGAACTTAATCCCCCATTAGTATGTTCTCTATAATTTGAACGCATTATTTGGACGCATACCGTTTTCTCCATATCCAAGTATTTATTCTGCAAACTGCCCGCGACACTTTATTTATAAACTTGCTATGCCAAAACCAATGGTTATAGTTACGTCCCATTGGCACTTATATTTAGAATGTCTAATCGCATTGTTTCTGTCCTGTTGATGGGTCAATGTAACACGCTTCCGCTTTAGGCTCTTCTTTAATTTCGTTTAAAATTCCATACCTTTTACCAGCCGCACGGAAAGTAGTGATGCCTCTGCATCCCTTTTTCCATGCAGTGAGGTATAAATCTTTAAATTTCTCATAGCTTACATCGTCACCGACATTACAAGTTTTGCTAATGGCACTGTCGATATATTTAGACACAAGAGACAGCACCGCTACGTGTTCTTCGGCGGTGATCTCGT